ATACAAAAGCAAAGGCCCGACAAAAGTAAGGGAGCATTATAAAAGAGATGCTTCCATCAAAGCCGGTGTTCGGCCTGAAGCCCTGCCTGACTCAGGGAAAAGACATTAATCCCCCGCATGAGGACATCTGCCAGGGCTTCAGGCCGAACACCGGCTTTGATGGCAGCAGCGCGAATATCATCCTCAATAACCTTGGTCTGATACTTGCTTTTGTATGTGCTGCCTTCCTTGTTGGAAACTTCCAACTTGCCGTTCAGTTCATCAATAACAGCAGTCAACCTGGAAGTGGCAGTGGAAACGCGCTTCTCCAGAACCTCCTCAAACTTGCCGTCCTTGATAAGCTGTGCATACTCATTCTGGTCGAGAAGCTGAAGGGCCTCAAGGGCCTTGACCGGATCCTTGATATCCTTGAACTTGTCAAGCATATCCTGGAGCTTTTTCTTCTCCCCCAGAATTTCATCGTTCTTGGTCTTCAACCCGGACACCGCCTCGTCAATTTTCTTTTGCACACCACCATTAATGGTGACAATCGAAGCGTTGTACTCTTCCTCTGCCTTGGCTTTCAAAGCCGGGTCTTCAATGTAATCAAACATGGTATTCTCCTCCAGAGAATGTGGTTAAGTCATCCCCAAGATGACCGTTTAAAATATCCAGGGGACTTCCAGTTTATTCCTCGGAACCTTTACCATCGGGGCTTTTGCCATCTCCCGGTTTAGGTTTACCCGAAGAACTCTTGTCATCAGCATCGTCTCTGACTTTGCCAGTGACGGTAAGACCCTGCATAGCACTCGAAATTTTCATGTACTCTTTGTACTTTTCAAGTTGTTCTATGTACTCTTTCAGCGAAACCCGCTGATCGATAAGACCGCTATTAACAAGGTACCTATGAATAACAGGCAGGGGCACAACCCCGCTCCCAAATCCACTAATGATCTCCTTAAGAACAGCACTGTCTGGTATGCCAAAGGTCAGGGCAGGAGGAGCGTCAACAACGACTTCATTTTTGTCCTTGCCCGACCATATGCACATCAGTTCCAGCCCTTGTTTGAGAGCATTGAGGACTGATAGATACACAGAATAGATTGAAGCGGATTGAGTAGCTTGGCGTATACGCAAAGCCTCCGCCGCCTCGACCCCTTTCCTGGTATCAAGGATTGAAACACCGTGCCTGATAGCTTCCTCATACAAGTCATCTATATGTGTCTTGACGTGGGTAAGGGCTGCTGTATCAGTCTTTGTATAGTAAACTCTGGCCGCAGGATCAGGAAGGGTAATCATAACCGAAGAACCAACAACATTCGGTACGTTATCATCCGTACTTGCCCCTGACAGAACCAGAGTGGGGTTACACGAAAGGAATTCGCTGTTGGCGAGGTCTGCTTCCTTTCGATATATTTGAATAGAACAGTTTGCCACCGCCAGGAGCGGTATTGGCTGCTGCCCTACAGAGTTATTGATGGAACCAGCTACAAAGAGTGGTATCTGGTCAATTTTCTTGCCCTTGAGGTTTGGTTGAGCAAAAAAATCTACATATTCCCCCTTTTCCCCAAAAAGCCTGGAAGTGTACTTACCTTTTTCATCAAGGTGAAGCACTCTGTACACATCTTCATAGTCGTGGGCGAAAATATCAACACCCTCAGGGATACTCTCCTTCAAGACTGCCAGTTTCAGGTTTTTCTGGGAACCAATTGTCTCTGCCTTCCAGTTGGTAAAGTTCTCAGCATTGTACTTGACAAATTTGAACTGATTGGTCTCAGGAACGATATCAACGACAATGACCACCTTACCAGTTTGCAGTACCTCGATAATCATATCGAGAAACAACTGCTGCAAGGTGTTTCCATCCTTGGTGGCTTCCTCATTGAGGTACTCAAGGTGTTTCGGCAGGTTGAACTCTGGGAGTTTGGTAATAATGACCCCAAGGGCACCGGAAAGAGCGTATGCAGTGATCAGAGGGAAATGGGCGCGTTCAAGGTAATCTGTGTATGCCCCCGCATACTCCCCAGACATACCGGCTGGCCGTGGGAGGTATCTCTCCTTGAGTTCCTTGATTCGTGCCTCCCCCTTCATGCAGTCGCGGATTCGTTCCCACTGTGTAACTGACTCGTCATAGTCAGGGTGCGTTTGAGAAGCATCACCACTGCCCAATATCATTTGGACGGGGATAACAGCCTTTGCCGGTTCTTTTTTGGTACTTTTGCCTTTGATAGCCATATTTCCCCTACATACAAACTTTTTTGCGGGTCATAGCAATTAACTTGCGAGTCAAACCGTACCTGCAACTGTCCATGGCGTGATCCTCAAGTTTACTATCGATATCTTCCATTTTCTTTTCGTCAGTTTGCATCAGTGGTAAGGTTCTTATATGATGTCTTGCTTTAATTGTAAAGTACAAATGTTCCGCTTCCATTTTTTTATCAAGAGCGGACTTCAGTCTGGTACGCATAATATCCCAACCGGCAACACGGGAACCAGAGCCTTTATACGCCTTTTTCCATACTACCCGTTCACGTGCCATACGGGCAGCAATACTCGTTCCATCCCGCACTTCGTATATTTGGGTATCCGCTGGGCCTGAATGGACTTTTATCCCATGGAACTCCTGAATTTTCTTGTCCTTCTCCTTGACCCTTTCTGCAATTTCTTTACTGGTCGCCCCATCACCTGCGTCCGGGGTTGCCCCATCCCAGCCGTAAATCTCGTCAAATACTACAGTAGTCCCCTTGGAAAAATATGGCAGGTTGTGCTTAACCCTTTCTTCTTCTTCAGGTTGTTCCCCGTTGCACTCAGCGATATATGATACAGACCATGGTTTTTGTGACCCCCAGTCGAAACTTCTCAGTACGTACCAACTGCTCGGCATCTTGAAGTGGGGCAGCACATGAATTTTTGGGTCCCATACATCATAGAAAAAGCCGCCGACGATGATATCCCAAGACCCTTTCACCCACGCCTTGAACTTTACTTCACTCCCAGCAGTGGCAGCGATGATGGTATTAAGGTAATCAGGATCGGCGGCAAGTAAAGTCTTGTTCTCATCCAGCCTTGATTGTATCCTAGCACGGGTTTTGCCCGTTACCGGGTCAGTGATAATTTGATACGGACGCATTGAGTCAATAAACCGAGCCTTCACCCATGCGTGACCTATGCCTGAAGGGTTACATGAGGCCCTGACTTTTAATGGCACTCCAGACTCTGAACAGCGGTTACAGGACATCATGCTCAAATAACATTCATCAGTCGCCCAGTTTGTCAACTCTTCCCAGCCTATCCAGGGGTATTCATGGCCGTGATAGTTCCAGTAATCTGCAGGAACCCGCATATATCGCAGGTACAGCACTTCACCTGTCCCAAATGTCCACTTATGCTCAGATCCATTCCACTTTGCATCTGGAAATATTTGCCTTATCCACTTCAGAGACTTGTTGATAACATCCGTCAACTGCGTATACTCTTCCCGGAACAAAACCCCCCGCCAAGCAGCCCCGTACCCTTGCCCGACATGCTGCAAGAAGTCCATCAAAAGAACATCAGTCTTCCCCCCACCTCGGTTCCCCTCAATCAGGGCCTCCCGTGCAGGACAGGCCATATAAGCCTCTTGGGAGCCGGGGTGTGGCTCCCAAATGGTCATATTCTTCTTGGTGCGTAAGGCAACGGTCATTTCTGAACCACTCCAACACTGCGTTTACGCCTTCCACGCTCGAATCTGACAACAACCTTCCCATCTTTGAGCAAATTTCGCTCCCTGTTGAGGCATTTCTGCATATCACTGAACATTTTGGTCCCGTTTAAGGCCAAACACCCCCTTTCCTTCATTAAATCGACAAATTCCTGTCTTCCCCAGCACTCTTTTCTGAGTTCTGAATACTCCTCCCGCAGTTCCGGGTTGTCCCTGAACCGTTTCTTCTGTGTTTTACTCCTTTTTTCGTTCACCTGGGGAGTCTCACTGAGGGAACGGTGTATCGCAAGCAGCTCAAGGTGATACTCAGAGTGGGAAAACCACCAACTTCGGTACCGGGCATGGCTTCTCCGCCTGATGGAAACATAAAACTTCCCCGTTTCCACACACCGGACCTTCCTATTCGGATTCTCCTTCACTCCCATCTCTTCCTCCGTACTTTTCTTCCCAACTCTTGGCATCAACCTTCGCTGGAGCAATCATTACCCCAGCGTTCACGTTCAAATTCTTACTCTCGTTCTTATCGCTCCATCCGAGGGTGTTCATCGTCATGTACTTGAACAGTCCTGTATTGTACCCTCTGTTATCCAAATTATTCTTCCCCTGCTGGTGCCACCAGGCCTCGTACATACTCTGCCCGATCTCATAAGCAGTATTGAAACTTTCGAACTTCTCAGCCCACCCCCGCAGCGTATAAATAGAAATATTGAACAGAGCAGCAATCTCTACTTCGTTATTTCCTTCCTTGGCAAGTCTCAGGAACTCAATGGGGTGAAAGGCAGGGTCAAAATTAGTCCCTCTCAGGACTGTATCAGGAATGAACTCATCAGGCAGTAAATTCTCTCGTACCAGCCGCTCCCCTCCATGTCTCCGGCACTTATCACCATTGCCAACCGCATTATGGGTACATCCTGGTTCCGAGCAAGGTTCTTTATCATACAGGGTGATTACCTTTGCCTCTTTTAATCCTTCTGCCATCTCGCAAGGGATTTCTGCTGCTTCGGCAAGCAACTTCTCCTTTTTGATCCGAACCTTTTCGCGTATCTTGGTAATCTTCTTTCGCTGTTCACCGTTCATGGTCAACATGATGAATCCTCCGCGAGTTCCTTACACAGCCTCTGGTACTCAAGTGACATGTCGCCTTCCAGTATGTCAGCAATAAGAGAATCAGTGACAAAGCCCCCAAGTCCCTTGCCATTCCCATTCCAGGAACCAGCGGCTTTGTGAACAGCATCTTGTATCAGGTGCCAGCACTGTCGAGTAGAGATACCATCGTGCCCTCTGACAGTGCAGTACAATGAGGCTATACTGTCCCGTACTTGGACTGAGGTTACTCTACCTGCTATGCGTAATGAGATCTTCATACTACTCTTATATGATATTCTTGAAAGAGTGTCAAGTAAAAATAGACAACAAAAATACTACACTCCGTCAGATTCTAAAAATATAGGGTTTAGGTTCCTTGGTTTGGGGGAGGTCGGGGGCTCTGTAAAGGTCTGGTCCGGGGCCTCGGTAGAAAAGTAAAATACTACATCGACTCTGTCGTGTAGAAATGCTTCGCATACTACAGGGGGTGTCGAAAATGAGAGGCTGTCGTCCCCCGCCCCCCGGCCTGTTTTTTCAAAGGGGCCGACGGCTTGTGGCTGTGAATTGCTGGTACTTTGCAAGGTTTAGGTAATTGCCATATATGAATGGCCTGAAAAAACTATGCAATGGCCTGCTATAGGGTAAGGGCTGTTGAATGGCAATAGCCTAAAATAAGCACAAAGGTGAACAGCATGAAAAACACAAGTGAAGTTGTAACGGGCAAGGGCAAGGGCAAGGGCAAGGCAATCACAGCAGCAGTACCAACAGCAGCAGCAGTACCAACAGCAGCAGCAGTACCAACAGCAGCAGCAGTACCAACAGTACACAAGGGTATACCCACACTAAACAGCAAGGCGCGTGAAGTACTAGCAACACTGCCCGTTTGTGTGTTGGTACTTAGTGCAAGGTGTAAAAATGTATTGCTTGACTTGGCAAAATTCAATATTAAGCAGTCAGGTGATTTTACATGGTTAGGCCACAAAGCAGCAAGTAAGGCCGGAGGCCTTGACAACATGTTGCTTGCTGCTGCTAAAGCCATGCAAAGCACGGGCAAAGTTGATTTAACCGCATTGCTTATTGATTGGGCAAGGTATGAAGGTTTGTATGGTCGGCGGTTTGATGCAGCAGCAGCAATTGACAGGCTCAAGGGGCATTTCGGCATACGTAACAATACGTACTTGACGCATGGTTGGCTGAACCATAAGCAGTGTCAAGGCCAATTTGGCAATGTTACAATGAAACAATACAACATTAAACAGCAATTCATTACTGAATTGCTTGCCCCTGCTGCTGGTGAATTGGTTCAGGCCATGATTGACGTATTGAAGGCACCTAACAGCGCAACAGTCAAAGCATTGCAAGCAAAGCAAGTGATTGACTAAACAACTTGAATCAGCAAATGGCCTCAAGGTATAACAGCCTTGAGGCCATTTTTTTTGCCCTATGCCTTACCCTATGCCATGCCATGCCTTACCCTATGCCATGCCTTACCCTATGCCTTGCCTTACCCTATGCCTTGCCATGCCATGCTGTTTTTATACATGCCCGTGTAGGGTATTAACCATAACAATGAAAACGCAACATAGGGCCATTTTTGCCCGTTTTTAGGGCATGTCACATTGTGGTATAAATTTATGCTACCTGGTAGCAGGTTTTTTGCTGGTAATGGCAAAGCATTTCAGGCCATTTTTCAGGCCATTTTTCAGGCCATAGCAAAAACACCATGTTAGCCTCAACTAACTTGCTGTACTTGCGCGTTTTTTGTGTCACGCCGCCGAATGCAAACCTGCCTGGCAGATTCACCCCGGTTAGCCTCAACTAACTTTTTTTAATCTGCCTCCAGATGCTCTGATCCTTACGCCTGATAGATTTCGGGAACACGACGCGGACGCGCATAACCTCCAATCCTGTTCTCAATCTCATTCCTGTTTCAGAACCCCGAGGCCGAGGCCCCAGGATCCGCCCAAAGATCAAAAAGGATTTCAAAAATGTAAATCTGAACGAGCAACAAAGATGTAACCCCGACAGCAATCTATTTCACTCCACAAGACCCTTGGGATTCCCCCCGATTGGATAGCTGACCTGTTCGTTAAATAGACCTGGGGATTTAGAATAAAGAAACAAGAATCAGAAACCTCAAGATGAAGATGAAAATAGATTCAAAAATAGATTGAGTCACCCTTGTAATTCAGTATCTGCCATGATATATATATAATAGGCCCAGGGCATAAGGCCAAGGGCGAAAACCAAAAGCCAAATGGAGGCACCCATGAAGGCAAACATTGTCAGACGGCGTAACGGGCAGGTAGTGGCCCAGATCACCGTCAACCAGCCCACCATCCCCCAGACCAAGCCCATCAAAAAAGCAAGGGGAATTGCAGCAACCATCCCCGCCCCGCGCCGTAAGGACGTCACCCGTAAGCAATGGCAAGAGTACGGTGACCTGCTGCGGTCTATCAAACGGCTGGTGCCTGAGTACCAGGGACTTGAGTACCTGTCCCTCAACGACCTGCGTGACGCCCGTGATGGTATCAACAGGGCCGACATGATCAGGGCGATTGCCCTGATGAAGTGAGGGAACTATGAACAAAACAGCCATGAAGATGGCCGCTGCCGCCCTGATGATCGGGGCGGTGGCTGGCCTGGGATTGTCAGTGTTTGAGGGGCGACCAGTTCAGCCCAAGCGGATGCTGTTCACTCAGGAAGTTGAGTGCAATGGCATCTGGTTTGAGGCCCAGGTGGAAGTATACTATCCACCCGAGGAACTGTGTCAAATGCTAATCAAAGACGCCAGCGAGCAGGAGTACTACTATGTTGAGTCCAACTGAAGGGTTCAGGGCCGAAAGGGCCTTTGCGTGTGGCGCATCCGTGCGCCTGGTTGTGCATGAGCCGTCCAAGGCAGCACAGATGGTTGCTGGTACGATTGTGGCAAATGAGATTGATGCCATGATCATCGAGCGGTGCCAAGGCAAGGGACGTGAACGCGTCCTGAAAGCACACGTTGTCGTGCTTACCTGATTTATACCCTTCGGGTATAAATGAACCTACACCAATGGAGACCAAAATGAGCAGGTTTATCGCAAGCGTAACAGTTGACGAAAGCAACAAAATCCTGAGGGTCAGTAGTGAGAGGGCAAACCCGGCAATGGGTCCGTACTTCACATGTGCATGTGGCTGGCGGACTGACTTTGCTTTCTTTGTACAAGGCAATGACGGCAAGATCACAGGCCCCTTGTGTTGCTCCTGTCACCTGCACAATGAAGAAGCTGAAGCAATCGCTGACGCCAAATATGCAGCGACCCTTTAACCAAAGGAAATACAAAATGAAGCAGATAATTGTGCGCGTTGAGCGCAAGGATGACATTGATGTTCCCACTCACATGAGCATTGAGACTGTGGATGAAGCTGATGCCTTTGAATGCGACAAGTGTGGGTGCAGCCCTGACGTCGTGTTCGGTTGTTACGATGGCTATATGACTGTGAATCTGTGCCCTGCATGCTACATCATCTGCCCACCTGATGAGGAATAAAAATGAAAGATTGCACCAAGCGTGAAATCGTAGATGTTTTATCCAGGGCATGGCGTCGCGCCCTGAAAAGACGCTGCCACAAGATAAGGCGCAGGATTGATAAGCGCGAGGCCAGCTCGGCCTGGATGTCCCTGATCTAAACCCAAATAGATTTCGGGATTTGAAGATGAAAATAGATTTTGCCTTTTGGCATCCAACAAGGAGATAACTATGAGCAAATCCATCATCTACACCGCAGAATCACACGATATCATCATCAGTGACTCTGATGGGGATAGTGTCATCCCCATCGACAGGACGGCCCCACCGTCTAGCATCCTTTATGCAATGCTTGCCCTGGCGACTGTATGTACTCCAATGGTTGAAATCATATACAAGGAAGGTAATAACACCTTTCTGTTTGATTTCATTAATGAGACCTGGACACTGACCTTTCCCAAAATCAGGATGGGGAAGAACTGCGATCACAACGAAATCATCAATGCCTTTTTCAGTCTTTACAATGAATCAGCAAACAGATGAAAATAGATTGAAATAGCCCTTGCAATTAGCCATCGGCCATGCTATATATATAATAACAGCAGGTGAGTGACCTGCACAGACCAAAACCCTTTTTATGGAGGCACCCAATGAAGAAGACTGCAACCGCAAAAACCAAGAATGCCCCGGCCAAGACCAAGGCCCAGGCCACCCGCGTCCACACCCCGGCAGTCGGGGGCAAGGACGAAAACTACGTCAACGTCGCCAAGTTCACCACCGAGGCCGAAGCCGTCAACAAGCTCGTTGCCATTGTTGGCAACAAACCGATTGGCAAGTATTCCCCGTTCGGGCACTTGCTGACCAGCGACAGCGGCAAAATTGATATGGCCCTCCTGAATGGGAACACTACCTTGTCTGGCCTCTCCGCCGTGACCGGCACGAGCAAAACCAGCAAGAAAACCCGTGAAAGCGAGAAGGCCCAGGCCACCCGCGTCCGTAACCATGTTGGCTGGGAAGCTGATACGGCCACCGTGATTTCTGGCTTCCCCCGGCGGCTGAAGAATGTGTGGGCTGATGCCAAGGAAAAGGGCAAGGCGTGCAAGCCCTGGCTGGATGTGATTGCCGCGCATATCCGCACCACGTTCTCCGCCACCTACGGTCGGGCCGCAAAGGCCAACAAGTAGACCGCCCCCAGCGTACCCACTCCCCTTTAGGGGAGTGGTACGGCGGTAAGGGTCCCAGGGTAGCCATTCTGCCTTGGGACCCTTTTTTGTTTGTGCCTCAAATCCTACCCCTTATTTCCAGGACCACAAATTGCCTCTGTACTCATCTTTTGCCCCTTGTGGCTACCTATGCCTTGCCTTGCCCCTAGAATTACAATACAGACTCTGTTAGATGGCTTCCCAATACATCTTTTGGTGCTGGTAGTGAACTACTAAGCCCCGGCCAGGGGACAAGGACTGGATTCACTGGTCAATCCACCCCCAGATACCCAGTCTGTTCTGGGGACTGGATGTGGTGTTGGTCGGGGCCTCGGCCTGAGGATGTCTCTGATCTATGTCCAAATAGATTTCGGGATCTGCCAGGACAATACTACGGTATTCTGACCGGGTGAGGGTGTGAGGCTCCCCCCAGGCCCCAAATCAACTTCAAAATCGATTCCCAGGCCCCAAATCAACCCCGGAATTAAGACTCCAGGCCCCAACCAAGGATCAAATCAACCCCAGAACAACGACTTTCAAACCAGAATCGCAACCCGAAAAGCAATAAAAAGAAATACGACTCATAAGTCTTAAAAGAGAGAGGACTCTTTTGCATAAGCTGGGAAAAGCCAATAAAATAAAGGGAAACAAAGGGAAATGAGAGTAAAATAGATTTTGCAAATAGAATATGCCCTTGGTACTGTTAAGTAAGGCAAGGGTAAGTACACCCAGAGTATAGGCAAGAAGTTCAGGTAAGAAATTAAGTTCAGTTGGGAAGTGTTTACTGTCTTTAAGCAGAAAAGGAGGATTTGTATGGCACAATCAATCGAAGGTACATGTGGTGGATGTGGCAGGACAAAAAGTTTACAGATTAAGTACCGGGAAGAGTACGGCAAGAAAACTGCACTGTGTCCTAACTGCGGGTTCCATAATAGCCTGAAGCGGATTGGGGGAATTGTGGTGGGAACAAAACTAATCGAACTGGAGGCACCCAGAACTTATGCCAGCAAGGAAAATGCAGTAAAGGCCGTGGAGAAGAAGTACGGGGATTGGCCGGTGGAGTTGAGATACATTGTGTATCGGAATGAGGAGGGACGATACTTCCCTGTGTTCATCGGGTATGAGGCAATAAGGGAAGGAGTCCACTTTCACTTTAACGTCTTGGGGTGAGAAATGATCAAATTCAAGATTTATTATGTAGAGGAGGGGTTCTGCAGGATAGTCTATCAGTACATAAACTCCATTGGTGAAAGAGTTTATTACTGTCTGCAGGATGATGGGGCTTTTGGGAGGAGGGATGTACATGCGTATCGCTGTACTGCGCCTCCCTGGCTTGAGCCTGACTATCGGGTATTACCTGGAGATTATTCCGAGTGGGAGAGGCCCTTGGAAGATAGCGGGATTGGCAAGATTGTAAGGGAGTTCCTGGAGGGCTGCTCATGAGGGAAAAGTTTATTGAAGGACTGCAAGAGAAATGGGATCAGTGTGGGAGTGACTTGTTACGGAGTGTCAATGGGGAATTTGACTATCGAAAGGAGCCAAAGGCCACGATGACAAGGGATGCAGTATTTGATGCATGCGCTGATCTGTACGTTGGTGGACTTGCAAGGGATGGAGAAGAAAGCAAGGCGTGGTTCGCTATGACCTTTGAAGAGGCAGAGGAGTTGAAGAAGCTGGCGTTTCCTTTTAATGTATACGGATACTAGGAGGAGAGTGTGAAAGAAATTGAATGTTTGATATGTAAGACTCTGGTCGAAGTCCCAGATAATGTAGTGGGATGTGCATGTGAGAGATGTACACGGTTATTGCAGAATACCTGCAATATTTGCGGAAAAGAATATCCTGAAAATTATAATGGATGGGTATTTGTAGAACCCGCCTTCCATATTTGTCGAAAGTGTAACGATGACAACAAGTAAGGAGGAATGATGAAAAAAGAAACGATAATAGCGTTGAGGGGAAGTATTAGGAAGTGGGATTTGATTGCCCAGGGGATTGGGTTGAACGAAGGAGGTAGCAACTGTCCCTTGTGTAAGATGTTTTGTAGAGGGGGAGGGTGGAGTACAGGAGATTGCAAGGAATGCCCTGTATTCCTCGTTACTAAAAACACTCAGTGTGGCGGGACCCCTTATACAGAGTTTGTTGGCTGGGCAGGGTTCGACTTTGAGGAAACTTTGCCGGAAATGGGGTTGGACAAATATAAGATGGAAATGGCTTGCGATGCCTGTGAACGGGAAATTGAGTTCCTTATCGGGTTGTTGCCTGAAAAAGCAAGGCGGAAGTATGAAGCGTAGAGTACGGGTAATTATTGGGAGAAACCCGTGGGACAGAGGGCGTGCCGCCGAGAATAGGGAAGGGTGGTTCCATAAGTTCGGGACTGATACCATTTCTGAAACAAATGGCGACCTTCATACGTACCAAGTAGCTGTTGTCGAGTTGGATGGTGGCGAAGTGGTCATAGTGTACCCCGAGAATATCACTTTCGTTGACTGAGAGGAAGGTATGAATAAAGAAGTAATAAAAGCAATAGAAGGAAGTATTGCGAAATGGGATTTGATTGCCCAAGGAATAGGGATAAACCAAGGAGGGTACAACTGTCCCTTGTGTAAGATGTTTTCAGATCTTAATTATGAGAACCTTGGTGTATGCGATAACTGCCCTGTATATTTGAAGACTGGTTTTATCCAATGTTTTAGGACTCCTTACTACGACTTTGTTGATGCCACATGGGGTCCATTTGATACCAGAACTTTACCTGAAATGGAAAACGAAGTGGGGCCTGTCTGCGATGCCTGTGAACGGGAAATTGAGTTCCTTATCGGGTTGTTGCCTGAAAAAGCAAGGCGGAAGTATAAGTTGTAGAAGACTCTGATCTTAGGTGAAATGGATTTCGAGAAACTCTAGCTTTAAGAGGGAATATGAAAATAGAAGAAAGAGTCCAGTACAAAACCAGGAGTGGGAAAAGAGTAATTGGGGTGCATATTGTCAAGAAGAATTCCTTTGGAGCAGAAGTTACTTTCCCTGTTAAAGGGAGTATTGTTGTTTCAGAGAAGCCCTACAGATTACGGTACCAAATCTGGACAATAGATGGCAAGGCCGAGGTCTTTAGTGACCATAAGGATGATCTTATAGACACCTGGGAAAATTGTACAATTTAGGAGGAAGAAATGTCTTTGTCAAAACTACAATCAATCCGTGATTGTCGGGCAATGTGGACTGAACTTGCTGAAACAGGAAATGCGAACAAACACATGACCCTAACGTACAAGCGAACAGAAAGTAGTTGCTCTTTTTGCTCATATGTCTACACTAACGGAAAGACAAGTTGTACGTACTGTCCTGCATTTAAAAGATGGAGTTCAAAAAAGGGGAAAACAGTAAGAACTTGTATGAGAGAAGATTCTTACTACTTAAAGTGGATTGATAGTACGACATCACAGGATCGCAAGAAGTGGGCACAGAAGATTGTTGATCTCTGTAATACCCTTGAAAAAGAATATTTGGCGAAAGGGAGGAAAAAATGAAACTGGAACATATCACTGAAGAAGTATGCCCTCATTGTGGGGCTGTCGTTATTCGTGAGTACAGAACAGAAAATCCTACCCATGTAAATGGACAGCACAGGGAAACCAGAAAATTTGCGTGTGAATTTGAGATTGAATATATCCCTAATTTTAAAGACACTAGGTGGTCAGGAACATGCACGCGGTCTTCTGAATACCTTGAAAGGGAGGAAAGAAAGGAAATGGCAATTGCACAATTATGTAAATGCGTATCCAAACTCGATATTGATAAGGAGTTCAAGGAAGGTCTTTTGCAGCGTATCAACAGCATGTGAGAGTGGCTCGTGTATGCATGGCAGAAACTGAAAGGCTCCATTTCTTCCTGGAAGCATTGTAAAAATAGATTTTGATTTTTGAAATCTACCATGCTATATATATAATAACAGGCCGGGTAATAGGTACCCCGAGCCAAGTTATTTCATGGAGGCACCTGTGAACAAAGCAACTTTCCAAATCATGGTGACGTACCAGACCAGGGAAAACTATGGGGCACATTGCTGGGATGGCAAGGGTGAGTGTCCACAATACTGGAAGTACAAGGGTGGCGTGGAGTACATCATTGCTGATGGTCTTACCAGTGAACAGGTATCCAATAAGGGACTTGTTGATTGGATTGTACAGCAAATGGCTCCTCAGCACGAATGCTGCAATGACTACTTCGAGGTTTACTTTTTGGACTTCGATGTGCAACCAAGTGGGACGCTGAACTGGCTTGACCAGCAGGAAATGAAATACATGGACCCTGCTTTCGCATTAGCACTTGGGCTGGAAGTTGACCCTGAGGATGCAGTTGAACCAAGAGAATCATGGGAGAAGTATACAGATATGGCTGAATCTTACAAAGGGAGAGGATTATGATCTGCGCGAACTGTGGTAAAATGAATGTTGAGCATCCACTGTGCGATTCATGTACTGAAAAGCATTTGATATCGTACCTTCGGGAAAACCATGTCAAAATCGTATCCGAGTTTGAGTACACAATCGACAATAACCCCGTCACTCCTGATGAGTTTTCGTATCAGTTGTTTGCTCAGGATACATGGTTTGATCTTTACCCTGAAAAACTGTACGATGCTTTTCAGTGGTTCTTCGAGGATGCGTATGAACGTGCCGGGGAACTGCAATGCACCGAGGCCCTGTTGTGGATGAGAATCGTAGCAAAATGGCCTGAGTTCCAAAAGGTAATCTATGACTCCCAACTGAACGGTATTTAGGAGGAAGCCATGCGTAAAATCAAAAGGTTCTTGAATAGGCTTGAGTGCAGGAAACTGGAAAAGCAACTCAACAGGAAGGCAGGGCACCAGGTAGTCCCAGTGACCCCGCTCTTTAACATTGACAGACGATACCTGATTTCAATCAAGAACCAGGCCATCAGGCATCATTTCTTCAACCTGTACCTCTGGGTTATAGGTCGTGACAAACAGAAACACTTCTCCCATCGGGTATATGACGCACGGTTCGATGACTATATCGACACCCTTGGGTGGGATAAGCAGGTGGGCAAATACTCTGGCAGTTTCAGTGACGAACTCACTGATATCTACTGGCTGAGATTTGGTAAGGTTCTTTTCACTCTGATAAATCAACCTGACCGTTCCCTGTATATTGGTATCCAATAAAAGGAGTGCCTTCCGAAGATCAGGGCAAAGCATGAATTTCCCGGTTGGGATAAGTAGAAAAACACCAGGCAGAAAAGAACTGATCAGGTTCAAAAAAGACCTGAGAATTATATGGAGAAATTCAGTATATGCATCAATTCTTACGGTGGGTATTATTGCTGGGACGGTACTTGGTGATTGGGCGGGTAGAGGACCACACGAAACTGAATTGGAATTATGTGTATCGTACTGTGACGACCGTATGCTGAACGTATTGATGCAAATCGACATAGAAACTTGTGCAGAATGGCACTATACCGATAATGGGTGGGAGGGAGTTGGCTTATTGCCAAGGAACAAAATAAAACCTGGTAAAAGAAAGGAGAAAAAATGATAAACATGCGAGACTTTATACTGGATACGTTAGAGTGCGAACTTTCTCGCTACTACACCGCTGTCCACAGGGATAATGGACCTGGGAGTGGGGTAATATACGCCTACATTAAAACAGATTCTGATGGGTACCACAAACTACAGGATGAGGAATTATATACATGCCATTTTGAATTATCGTACACTATGACCCCAGACAGGGTTGTGTTCGATTTGTTTGACAGAAAAACTCAGGCTCACGAACAGTTTATCTACTGGTATGGTGGGTGCTACTTCCTGAAAACTGTTATATCCGCAATTAAAGCAAAATCAAACAACATCTACAAGGAGTAAAAGTATGGATAAATTCCCATACAGAAAAATAGTAGACTATAATGCCGTAAGTTCATACGATTTGAATACCCTGAATAAAAAAGTACAGGAATTAATCGCAAATGGGTGGGAACCTTTCGGCTCCATTAATTCTAACGGTGGTGATGCCCGTTTTGTCCAACCAATGGTTAGATACCACGTGTTCACTCACCTTTTGTGATTAATCTACTTTTATCTGAGGCTTGACTTTAATAATCTACCATGATATATATATAATAACAGGCAGGTAAAAGGTACCTGCTGTATCTTTGCTCATGGAGGCACCTATGGGTTATCCAATGAAAATGATTTTCAAGCAGAAGTTTACTGCCGGACTACTCAAGGGTATGATCCTTACAGATTCACTCGGGGTACTTGACGAAGAATATGCCGCAGACTGGGTGCGTCGCGTCAATGCCAACAACAAGAAAGGGTGGGTGAATTACAAGGTGACTTCTTACAAGGTGGTGCCAAATGCGAATCTTAATTGATTACTTAAATTCAGATGGGAGTCACTTCCCAGCCAGATTCACCGTTGCAGAAGTCGATGAATCAAAAGTTAAATTCATATTTAAGTTCCCCCTTTACAATTGTGTCGACATCCCTGAGTGGCACCAGCACGATGCTATTACTCACTTTGGTTCCACAGTAGAAATATCCCTTAGCACAAGTGATATCGAAACATTCTCGAACAACTGTCAAAGGAACCTCCAAGAACTGACCCCAACCAACAACAAAGAAGATTACGCGGTATCCTGGCTTCATATGAGCCTATGTGCAATATTTGGATGCACCGCAGTCTATATACATAGAGGGTAAACTTATGAGTTGTCTGCATAAATCCACATACGAATTACCAGACTGGCCCCGGTGGGCCATGGTCATAGAAGTTTGTAACTGTTGTGGAATGTCCCGCGCTCATTGGGAGCAGGGTGTTTCAGACTGGCAGCAGGTTGATCTTTACCAGGCCCGGAAAGAAATGGAATTTGTATTTGAGGAGGGTGAATTATGACAGAAAAACCCATAATCGTTGTTGGGCCTACTATACCCGAAGAAATATGCACCAAAATTCAGGAAAGCATAAACACTCCCATTTTAGAATTTGAGATCAGGAGAGAAAAGCCAATGGATATATTTGCTCCTTTTATTGGAATGCTTGGGGCATTGAGCCAGGGGCCATTCGATAGTTCTATTAGAGAGTCAAATCCAAGGCCCATCCCAAGTGGCAAGCGTACCAAAGCACAGGTACAGCGTAAAGAACGTAACAAGAGGGCAAAACGAGCCCGTGCTGCAAATCGCAAGGGCCGTAAGGGGTAAACTACCAGTAAGGTGAAAATTCAAATGGAGGATCTATGTTTTCGGTACAACAGAAACGAGAAATTGCAGACAAAGTCCAGGCAATACTGCGCGAGACAAACCACCCGGAACTTCCTGAGGGGGAGATATCGTTTCACCTACACGTGAGAGGAGCAGAATCATGGTCGTGGGCCGATATAAAGAACAATGGGAGTATT